CTCAGGACACTGAAGACGCTATAGTTCTTTATAATAATACTGATGATCCTTCTGTAAGAAGTAAAATTTATAATAATAGAATACATTATGCTTTCTTTAAATTAACAGAGAACATAATTCACACTTTTAAATTTTATTACACTGAAGTAGATAATATTGAGGATCTCAAATTTGAAGTTATTTCTTTCTTGCTTCAGAAATTGCACCTTTATGATCAATCAAAGGGCAAAGCTTACTCTTATTTTGGTACCATCGCTAAAAGGTATTTGATAATTTATAATCAAAAGAATTATAAAAAGATGGTGTCCAAAATGCAAGTTGAAGAGATAGATAACGCAGATAAAACCCATGAAAAATTAATTATTGGACTAGAAGAGGAGACTATTAATAGAAGTTCGGTGATAGATCAATTTGTTAATTATGTGGATAACAATTTGATAGAGTTATTCGATAAGGACAATGAGATAAAAGTAGCAGACGCTATATTAGAAGTCTTCAAAAGAAGAGAAAATATAGACATTTTCAACAAAAAAGCTCTATTCATATACGTAAAAGAGATGACGGATTGTCAATCGAATACTATTACAAAGGTCATAAAGAAGCTTAAAGTGGTATATAAAGATGTTTTGGACCATCATATTGAAAACGTTGACCAGTAATATTTATTTAAAAAATATATGGAACTGGAAAAGGAAATATTCCCTGGAAAGACACTGGCCTCATTAGTGGAAGAGGTCTATAATAAGCATAAATCTCAAGATCATACTATAAAAGGAGAAATTTTAAGATTGGCTGATATGATTGAGGGGCCTGGAGACGCAATAGTATTGATACCCATGATTAAGGGTCTATTAGATTCTAGCCTAAAAAATGATGAGGTTTTAATGAAAATTTTAACAGCATTCCAAAAGTCTGCTGAAGCCAAGGATAAGTCTGTAGAAGATGGAGGTCTTTTATCAGAGAAGGATATTGAGCAATTAATGAGCGAAGTGACAAACACGAAACCAAAACAAATCACCAATTCTTAATGTCAGACGATTACTTATTAGGAGACCCATACGAATCTAGCGCTAACCCCTCTAGATTTTATTATGTTATAGGCAGAGTTAAAAGTATTGTTCTTTCTAACGTTTTAGAAGGTACAAATTTGCCTGATCCTAATTTTAATAGCTACGAAGATATTGGTAAAATAAATTTTGAACCCTTGTATTCGAGCATAACCACTCTTAAGAGCATTCAAGCCAATACACCAGCGTATCCATTTTTTAGTTTCTTAAATCAATATCCTCTAATAGATGAATTAGTTGTTATATTTCCTGGTCCTTCGGAAGGGCTAAACGATTCTTTTGAAGCAAAAAGCCTTTACTATTTACCCCCTTATAATATTTGGAAGTTTAATCCAAATCATAGTGCATTTCCAAATATTGCTGAGTGGAGCAAACGACTTCAAACTATTTCTACTGGACAAAATTATGTTCAAGATAAAAATGTAAACTTACAACCATTCTTGGGGCGTTATTTTAAAGAATTAGAAGACGTTAGAAAGCTTAAACCTTTTGAAGGCGACACTATTATGGAATCAAGATTTGGACAGTCGATTAGATTCGGAAGCACTACTCCTAAAATAAAGTCCTCTAACTATTGGTCTAATTACGGAGAACAAGGAAGTCCAATAACAATGATAGTGAATGGTCAAGGGGCTCCTTTAAATAAAAAAAATCCTTTTAGTCCTACTATAGAGAATATAAACTCTGATGCCTCTTCAATATACTTAACCAAAGACCAAGAAATTATTTTAACAGACATAAATAAATTTGAATTTAGATCATTTGGAGCCTCTACAAAAACACAGTATCAAGAAAACGTTAATGTAGTTGTGACAGACAAAAAAATAATTTCTAATGAGATAGTTGACGCTAATACTCAAGACAAAAATTCAATAGGATAAAATGTTAGATAGATTAGAATTTCCATATAAAAAATCTCAAGTCATTATATCTTCTGGTAGATTACTTTTTCATGCTAAAGATGAAGCAATTATTTTAGCTGGTAAAAGGGCGGTATCTATATGTTCTACTGAAACTATAAACTTAGATGCTAAAGAAAAGATATACATAGATTGCGATAAAATAGAATTAGGTCACAATGCATTAGAAAGTCTAATATTAGGAACTACTTTTATTAGTAACTTAACCATGTTTTTGAATCAAGTAGAGAGTATAGGAACACAACTTAGCAGAGTTTCTGAGACTGGTATAGCACAATCTATGACAATAATAGACGCTCAAGGAGGAGCACTAAAAAACGCAGCCGTTACATTAAGAAATTCGCTCAACGCTTGTTTATCCAATAATACTTACACTAAATAATATGTCAGATCAACAGTTTAATGTAGATATTAACGCGTACAGCCTTAAAAATGAAGAACCAAAAACCTTCGGAGAATCTACTGCAACGGGATTTGAAAAAATAGTGCACACAATAAATGATTCTTGTAATAAAATAGCCGGTTCTATATCCAAAATATTTTATGGTAAAACTCAATTAAGAGCGGCTCCTAAAACTACAGATAAAAAGAATACTAAGTCCTTTCAAAATCCTATGGATTTGGGTTTGCTTTATATTCTTAAGTTTATAGCGTCAATTGACTTTTGTGCAATATTCACCTTCGTTCTTAATCAATTACCTCCAGATAAAAAAGGATTCGATCCAAATAAAGAACCTGACGATAAATCTCCATTAGGAAAAATAAAATATAGTATACAAAGAAAAGCTTTTGAAGTTCAGAGTAAAATAGATAAATACATGTCCGTATATTCTGGAGCTACTACGGCTATAGATCTGATTCCAAATAATTCTGAAACTAAGACAGGAATAAAGAATTTAATTTCGGAAATAACTAATATATTAGAATCTTTAGTAGATCCGTATTCTTCTGACTCTCTAGTCGATGCAGAATTTGCAGATGCTTTTCCTTTTGCAACCGTATTAAGTAACTATATTAATAATGCAATATCTTCTTTAAATAAATTTACTGATCTTAGACAATTACAAGGTGAAGATTTTAAAAAAATAATAAAGACAATAAATGACGTAAGATCAGTTTGCGTTTCTGTTCAATCTATAAGCGGTCCTAAAAATGCTCTATCTGCTATTGATGCTTTAACAGGAGGAGCTATAAATGAAAACATTAGAAAACTAAATGAAATAGTTGATCCTAAAAAAATAGTTAGTTTTCTTAGCTCTATATTAAAAGTAGTAAAATCAATTATTCAAATAACTAGACAGATATTAGGAATTATTAATAGTCTAAGATTTGTTATAAAAATTGCACTATTTTTAATAAAGATATTCTATAAGATAAAAAAATTCTTTATCGTAGGAATGCAAATTCCAAATGCTATTACCACTTTAAGCACTACTACAGCTGTTTCGGATATTAATACTGAAGTTGTTCAAAAAAAAGGTATAGAGTATTTCTTATATAGACTTTTGCAAATAAATGAAACTCTTGGAACTATAAAAAATCTTTGCGTTTACATAATAGACAGACTAAATGTAGTCATTCCTATTTTACAAGTAATATCTAGAAACTTAAATAGTTGCGCTAATGTTCCTAATGAGTTATTAGTAGAATTTAATAAGACTACTGAAGAATTAACGACACAAAGAGACGCACTACAAAATTTTATAGACACTTATAACAATGCAGCTATAGCAAAAAATAGAACTTTTGGAACTTATACTATTCAAATAATTACCGAAGAAACTGTAGACGTTGCGTTAAGTATTAAAAGAAGATATGGCATAGCTTTAGATACGCAAGGAACTTTAGTAGTGCAGTCGACTCCTACATTCGCATCTGACGATACTATAATTATTAACGAAGTTAAGCTGCTTTTAAGCGCTAAAGGTTTGGTAAATAAAACTATAATGGGATTGGATGCCAATTCTATAGCAGCAATTAACGAATCTTTAAACTATTTAGAAGACGCAGATATTACCATAGACGACATAACTATAGACGTTAACACAGACTTAGATCCAGCTGATAACGAGAACGAAGAAATAGGCCTAGGTTTAAATGCTTTCGTAAATAAATTACCTGGAGGTAAGAAGATGAGAAGTCGCATGAGAAAGATTATGGCAAAAAATTCAGCTAATTTTGCAGCTGATCTTAAAGCCACAGATCCTACAGGAAAGTACTCAGGAAGTCTTGTTAAAAAACAACAGGCGCAGTCTACACAATACCAAATAGACGATTTAAACGCTAAAATATCAGATTGGAGAAAAGAAATGGCCACAGCTATAGCCTTAGGCCCTATTGCGGCTACTGCAATAATAAAAGATAGGTCAGAAAAAATAAAACAAGCAGAAAAAGAAATCTCAGAGCTTAAAAAACAGCTCTAGAACTAAAAAAGGAATATTAAAAAACCAATATTTATAAGATATGGCAAACACTACAAAAGTAGACATACTTAGAAAGCTAATAAGAGAAGAGGTGGCAAAGGCAATCCGTCAAGAGATGCCTGCCATTTTAAAGGAGATTCAAACCTCTAGCTCCATCAAAGAGGTTATAAAAGAATCTAAGCCAGTAAAAAGAGCTATTCCAGGAACTCTAAACACACAATCATCACGTCCTGTACCAAACTTCTCAGGTAATCCTTTGGCGAGTGTGCTAAACGAAACCGCGATGTCAATGGTGGAAATGGACGATATGTCCTTTACTACTGGAAATATAGGACCTGATTCTATTGGAATTGACCCAACTAGTTTCTTTCAACCGAAACAAGTGGCAGTAGGAGATGTAAACAGTATGCTAACAACAGCAAGAGCAAGTTCTGATCCTAGCATGGTACAGATAAACGAAGTTCCCGATTTTACCGGGTTAATGAGTAAACTAAAAGCTAAAGGCGCTATCTAATGGCATATGCACTAAGACAAATATCGCCCCTTGATTTGAAACCATCCACTGGAATAGGAGTTAAAATTCCTTTTTCATCTCAAAATGTGTTTCAAACTGTATATACTACTAAAGAACAGACTAGATATAATCTAATAAACTTTCTTTTGACAGATAGAAGAGAGCGACCTATGAACCCTACTTTTGGAGCTGGATTGAGGTCTAAAATATTTGAACAGATTTCTGTTAGTACTTTGGAAGATATAAAAGAATCTATAAAAAGTCAAGTAGAATCTAATTTTCCAAACGTTAGAATATCAACTCTAGAAGTGACTGGAGATCCTAACAATAGCGTTATAAACATTAATTTTAGTTACGTTCTTTTAAACTCTAAAGAAACAGACGGAGTGGTACTACAAATACAAAACGCATAAAAATGCCAAATAATATAGACATTAAATACCTTAATAAGAACTTCACATCTTTCAAATCAGATTTGATTGAATACGCTAAGTCTTATTATCCAACTACATATAACGATTTCAATCAAGCGAGTCCAGGTAGTATGTTCATTGAAATGGCTGCTTATGTTGGAGATGTTTTATCTTTTTACCTTGATAATCAATTACAAGAAACTTTTTTACAATACGCAAAACAAAAAAATAATTTATACTCTCTTGCTTATATGTTAGGCTACCGACCTAAAGTAACCTCAGCAGCAGTTGTAGATCTTAGCGTATATCAACAAGTTCCTTCTATACTAAATGCATCTAATCAATATGTTCCTGATTTTACATATGCTTTTGCAGTAGAACAGGGCATGCAAGTAAAATCGAATGTAGATAGTTCTATATTATTTTATTGTCCTAGTAAAGTAGATTTCAGATTATCCTCTTCTTTAGATCAAACAGATGTATCTGTATACACCGTTAACAGCTCTAATAACCCGTCTGTTTTCTTACTAAAGAAAAATACGCAAGCGATATCTGGTCAAGTAAAAACGCAAACATTCTCTTTTGGTAATTCAGATAGATTTCCCACAGTTACTCTTCAAGATTCTAATATAATCACAATATTAGATGCAGTTGACTCTAATGGTAACACTTGGTTTGAAGTTCCTTATTTAGCTCAAGATTACATATTAAAATCGGTAGTGAATTCTACTAATAGCGAAGCAAATCAAGTACCTTATATGGTACAAAAGCTTCAAACTAATAGAAGATTTGTAAGTAGATTTAAAAGTAACGAAACACTAGCTATTGAATTTGGCCCTGGTGTTAATTCAGTATCTGATAATGCTTTAATTCCAAATCCAAATAATGTAAGTGTTGGTTTAACCGCTGGTGGACTTAGTTCTTTATCGAGTTCTTTTGATCCCACTAACTTTGTAACTACGCAAACTTACGGATTGACTCCAAAAAATATATCAATTACATTTACATATTTAGTTGGAGGCGGAGCCACTAGCAATGTATTATCCAGCGAATTAACAATACCAGTTTCTAAAAATATAACAGGAGTTAACACTACATTCTCTTATACTTTAGTAACAAACAACGAAAATCCTGCGGTAGGTGGAGCAGATGGCGATAGCATAGAAGATTTGAGATTAAATTCTCAATTAGAATTTTCTAGCCAATTAAGAGCGGTAACTCAAGAGGATTACTTAGCGAGAACTCTTTGTATGCCAGCAAAATTTGGAAAGATCGCTAAAGCGTATGTTACAAAAGATGACGCAACATTTAAAAATTATGTTGAAAATGATCCTTCGCAAAGAGATCCTTTGTCTATAAGCCTATACGTTTTAGGTTTAAATAGTTTGGGTAGCTTAGATTATCCATCTCCATCTTTACTTAAGAACTTACAGACCTATTTAAGCGAATACAGAATGATGACAGACTCTGTAAACATAAAACCTGCTTACATAATAAACATTGGATGTAATTTTGATGTGATTATTAGATCAAGTTATATAGGTCAAGACGTTATAGCTAGATGTTTATTAGCTTTACAAGATTTTTTCAAAACAGAAAATTGGCAAATAAACGAACCTATAATTTTATCTGATGTATATGCTATATTGGATCAAGTGGAAGGCGTACAAACAGTTAAAACGGTTGGTATCGTTAACAAATCAGGCGAATCTGACGGTTATTCTAAATATTCTTACGATATTTCATCAGCAACTTTAAACAACGTAATTTACCCATCTCTTGACCCGTCTATATTTGAAGTAAAATATCCTTCTTCAGAGATTCAAGGTAGAGTAGTATCATTCTAAAATAAGAAAAATGGCCGTATATAAAATATTTCCTACAGCAGATGCATCTTTATATTCTAGATTTCCAGATCAAAACACTGGTTTAGACGAAATATTAGAAGTTTCTGTAAAAAATGATATAAATGGTGCTACTTATTTAGTAGATCCTGTTAGTGGCAGCGCATTTTTATCTGACGATTTAAGAAGATCTATTGTACTTTTTAGTGATTCTGATTTGGCGATATTGAAATCGTATGCTACCGGCTCTTGGAAGGCAAATTTAAAATTATATTTAGCTGAAGCAGAAAACTTAAACACAACATATAGCATTGAAATTGCTAGAGTTTCTTCTTCTTGGAATATGGGAACTGGTAAATTCGCAGATGATCCGGCAACTATTAATGGAGCGTGTTGGTACAATCCAAAGTACTATACGACTGCTACAAATGGTTGGATTAGTTCTAGTTATTTTACAACTCCAGGTGGAGGCGATTGGGTTACAAGTTCAATAGTTACTCAATCTTTTACCTATAAAGATTCTAAAGACGTTAACGCAAATGTTACTACAATAGTTAACTCTTGGTTCAGCGGATCAAAAAATTCTGGATTTATTATCAAGCACCCTAATGCTATTGAAAACAATTCAGGAAGTTATGTAGGACTAAACTTCTTCTCCGTAGACACTCATACAATATATCCTCCAACTTTAGAAATTAAGTGGGACGACAGCGTATTCACTCAAGAATTAAACGTTGTAACAAATAATTTATTTGTGTTGACAGTAGACAACAATACTGGAACGTATAGAAATACTACAGGAAAATATACATTTAGAATAAAAGCTAGAAACAAATTTCCAGCTAGAAATTTTACAACTGGATCTGTTTATTTAAACAATTTAGCTCTTCCACAGGCTTCTTATTGGGCTTTACAAGATTATAAAACAGGCGATATGATTATTGATTTTGATTACAATTATACCAAAGTAAGTTGTGATAACATTAGTAGTTACATTAATGTATATATGGACGGATTAGAGCCAGAAAGATACTATAAGTTACTTTTTAGAGCTGTATTGGCTACAGGAGAAAGCGTAGATATTGATAACGATATTATCTTTAAAATAACTCGATAATGGCAAATGTTGATTTGATAAAAAAAGTTTACGGAATTAATACCTACTCAAAAGTTGTAGATACAACCTTTTCTGAGCTGATTACTGCTCCTACAACGGTGAGTGCTAGCTTTATTACTGTAGACGAATTCTTTAATCAATACGAGCAATTATTTTTCGATATACCTGTAACAGGGGAAATAAATTCTCATACGTATCTAATAACAAGAAGTCAACAATATGTAGGTGGATCTGTTATAGATGCAGAAAAACAAGCGCTGATAGAGGAAATTAATTCTTTACGTCAACAATTGTTAGATTTGAATCAATCTTTTTCAAACATAAGTAACTTAGTTTAATGGAATTAGTAAACGTCTCATATAAAGGATTAGGATTACCTACTCAGCAGTATACACCGCAAGACACTTCTTTAATAACCAACAATTATATTAATTCTAATTTTGGGGCAAAAGAAGATTATATTGAGATATTCATATATGACCAAAACGGTCAAGTACTACTTACTGATTATGATGGATTTGATTACTATCCTTATTTAACCGCAAATCCACAAAATAATCTTTATTCTACTTTAACTTTAGATCCAGAAAAAGATGTTGTAAGTAGAGGTTTTAATAGAGGCTCTATAAACATTCAGTACAATTTCTTTAAAAAGCTATTTAATTCTCAATATGGTAAAACTTATTGGATTAAAGAAATCTCTCCATCAAGAACTGAATTAAAGTTAACCTCTCAAGTCATAAGCGATACTGCTATAGCCGAAGGATTTGCAACGTGGCAGAATTACATTGCTACTAAGAACTACTATACCGATTTTTATTTAAACTTTGGTAGTAATAACTTAATAATAGCAACTAACGTAGCTTACGCACAGGACGATGAGGGAGCTTACTTATTAATCAAGTTGTATGAACCGTTGGATGCAGACTTCGACGTGAAGACTCAACTCTGGATCGTTGATAAGGTATCTGAAGCAGTTAGCTTTAATGTTAATATAGACGTTCCTGCTGCAGATCCTAATGTTCTAAATAGACTACGCGGACCCAATTATCAAATAAGAGTAAACGAAAAAATTGGACAAACTACGCCTTACTATTCTTATAACACTTTACTTACAAGCAATGTAACGTCTTCTTATCAAAAGATGTTATCTTACTATCAAGATCGATCTGTAGATATTAACGTAGACTATAGCGATTTTTCAAAATTCGTACACTTCTCCAATGCATCAGAAAGAGTTAATAACTTTGTATATAAGTTAACTTTAATAGAGAATTATAAATCAGAAATAGGATTTACTAATTTATATTCAGGAAGTTCTGCAAAAATAGCGTCTTCATCTTTTGGTAATGCTCAAAATGCAATTAATAATATAATTGAAAAATTTGATCCTTACGAATACTTCTTATACTTTAGTTCTGGAAGCTGGTCTTGGCCTAAGTACGATACTAAACAGCCTTACGATCTATATTCTGTATCCTCTTCTAAAGCAGTTAGTTGGTTAGGATCTCCTACTACAGTACCTACAGTTAGCGCTCCTTCTTTACTGTACTCTGCATCTTTCTACGATGCAACCAATAAAGATACGTTAAGAAATGGTATACCTCAATATCTTTTAGACGATCCAAACAACGCTGGATATATTACGTTTATCGATATGATAGGTCAACACTTTGATAACATTTGGATATATTACAAAGACGTTACTAATAAGTTTGATGCCACAAACAATCCTAATACTGGAATTTCTTTGGATCTAGTTGCAGATGCGCTTAGAGGTTTGGGTATGGAACTGTATACTAACACTAGCGTATCTGATAACGTTTACTACACATTATTTGGTATTAATCAAGATGGAAGTTTATTGCCTCCAACTGGTTCAGAACTGATAACTAATTACTATACTTCTAGTATTGATACGTTACCGTCTCAACAAATTCAATCTGAGATCTATAAACGTCTTTACCATAACTTACCTTACTTATTAAAAACAAGAGGTACTCAAAGAGGCGTTAAAGCGTTAATTGCTTGTTACGGTATTCCTGATACGATTCTTGATCCTATGGAATTTGGTGGTACAGAGAAAGCGTCTTTAGCTGGAATATACGATTTAGATTCTACTAATTTTAAGATTAATATAGCGACAGGTAGTAATGCGCAAGTAACAGGAAGCTTAACGATTTCGTCTTCTTTACTTTCTCCTAATACTACTATTCAGTATTACCAAAATAATAAGAGGGCAAATTCCAAAAACATAGAAGTAGGATTTAGTCCTTCAGATCAAATTAATAACAATATATCTTCTTCTGGTGCTATAGTTGGAAACCTAGATCAATACATTGGTAACCCAACTTACACAACATCAGGCTCTTACCCGGCACTTAATACTTTAAGTAACAATTACTTCCAATCGTATACTCAAAAACACAGCGTTTGGGAATACATTAGACTAATCAAATTCTACAATAATAGTTTGTTTAAGACTATTAAAGACTTCGTGCCTGCGAGATCCAATGTATCTACGGGCATTATTGTAAAGTCTCACATGTTAGAAAGAAACAAAGTTGCTAGACACGAACCTAGCATGAGTCGTACTAATAACTTTAGTCAATCAATAGACACGGCATTCATAACAGCTTCAGGCGCAAACATAATAGACGGACCTACTGATTGGTCTGGATTGGCTACGGGATCGGTTGGCTATATTCCATTCACAAGTTCTAAAGGAGTTGAAAAATTAACCGGAGCTTTTGGTGGTACAGTAATAACTGCAACTACTTTAAATAGATTTCAAAATCAAGATGAGTTTTCTTCTAATGCAAATATTTCCGGTAGTTCTTATGTTACCTATTCATTAGGTGCACTTTATCAAAATGTAACAGGCTCGGTTAGATCACAAAGATTTTTTGATTTAGATTATAGCTACAATCAATTAATACCTACTAACTACGGATTAGTTACGCAATCAATAAGTCAAAGTCAATTTAACAATTACAATACATATACAAATCCAAATAGCCCTTACGCAGAACTACAAGATTACAACTATAATTTAAACAGCTTCACTATCCCTAGATACTACGGATCTAAAAACATGAGTGTAAGTTATAGCATATATACACCAGGAGACAGTTCTTACGGTAGTACCGCAGCCATAGATAAAATAAAATATCAGTACGCTTATTTAAAGGATATCTATTCATCTTCTTTCCAAATGATGGGAAGATCTAACGCACAGATAAAATATATTATTGATAATAGCCAGAATGTATTAGATTTAACAAAATTAAATAATAACATTTTTTCTACTCAAAACATATATAAGTCAGGCGAAAGAGTTAACGTATCTTTCTTTGATTACGATCCAACCAATCCTGATTCTCAGTATTTGACGAATAACTCTAACGTTCAACTTTACGAAGGCGGATTTAGATATTCTCCAATATTAGCGAACTTAACAGCAGCAGCTACTCTTACTTATACGTTAAACACGCCTCAAATTACTACTACGACCAATACTTCTCCAGGAGGACCGTATTACGAAAGTCCACTTGCCGCTTATAAAGTAGCTAACTGGTCTACAGCAGGTACGCAAATAGTTTACCAATACGGACAGTATTTTTGGCAATTGAAATGTGGAATGCCAGATCAATATAGTACTACAGTATCTACTCAAGATTTAATAATTTTTTGGGAAGCTATGACAAATGATTTAGGCGAAGCAAACGGACTTCCGCAGATTATTGACGGATCTTTTAATATAAACACCGGTCAGGTACTTAATAAAACGCTTCTTACTAATGTTAATCCTACATACTACAACCAACCTCAGCTACTTGATGTAGCTAAAGTTAGTTACTATCCTGCAGGAACCACCACTAGTACTACTTATACAACTACTGTATCAGACACGACTAATTATTTATCTTTAATAGGCGCCAGAGAAATTCAATTTTCACAAAAGCAATCTGATGTTTATGGAAATGCCATACAAGCCTTTAACAGCGCTTTTTTGGAATCACCTTATGGTTTAGAACCTGCTGTATTTCCAATACAGGTACAAAAAGGCGATATGATTAGATTATATAATGTAGATTCTTTTTGGAATAGACAAGACGAATACAGAGTCAACGAGGTTAACCTTAATAATAACGGATACGTTACTTTTACAGTAGATCGAGACGTGAATTATAAGAATACTATCGATAATGGAGCCGCTCTATTAACCTATAGCACAACTGGAATCGGTTCACAAATAAACAAATATCTGATTCTAAAACACATACCTGACGAGACTAATTTAATCCTTGATTTCACTAGCACTTCAAATATTACCACGGACGGATTAGTCTACCCTCAATATTTGAGCAAGCCAGTACAAGAGAACTCTGGTAATGTCATAAAATCTCTAAAACAACAAAATTTAATTTAATATCATCTTACTAATTCAATCTGTCTTTTATGAAATTGACCAACCCTATTTCTTACTTAACATATAAAACGTGAATCTTAT